TTAGATATCCATTATTGATTTCTTGCTTATACTCAGGACATCTAGGGCAGTAAAAATTACTGTCCATAATTAAATAGTCCTCATGGTCTGCTAAAAGTTCCTGACACCAGTAACAGTTTCTTTGTATCTTAAATGTAGTCTTACTCATATTATCTCCCTTAGTTATTGACCTACTAGATGTAGTACCACTATATGTAGTGGGTTGGTCTAATATGTCTCTGTCTTTCATGTAAACAAGTATAGACTAGATATTATTCATTGCAAGTTATTTAATAAAGTTTTTTTTGCTGGGTTTCAATATGGGTGGGGGGTGGTTATCAATTAAGCTTCCATTATCTACCACAACACAACAGAACTACACAACAATAATTTATTATGTTCTAGTAATTAATAATTTTACAAAATAGTGTTTATATATATAGGCAAGACAACTATAAAACCTATGCAAATGTCAATATTGACTGTTTCTTTATATGTTGTAACCACTCTATATTTAAAGGTGACAAACTGTACTAAAACAATGTCTAGTAGGCATACTACATAGTGTGTGTTTTACCTGACATACTACATCTAGTGGGTGCACTATCACAGTAGTATCTTGGTTGATTACCTATCTGTTTTAGAGTATTCTTACACTCTTTACATTTCTTCAATAGTGTCTAGTCTAGCTCGTTTTTCATAACAGGCATCCAATGCAATGTAGTTGCGATTCTGCCTGATTAGATAGTTTGATTAGACCTTGGGTAGCTTACTTGTCTTTCTAGTTGGTCAGGTTTCCCTGGTAAGCCTTTTGTGCTCCTGATGCCCTCTTTACCTGTATCTAAGTACTCCTAAATAATATTTATAGTTGAATAGTAACAGAAGGTAGATATAATACAAGTACCTGTTAATAACAACTAAATAATCAGGAAATGGTTTTTGGGGCAACTCATTAGCCATTTTCTGTTATTATAGAAATTAACATGATTCTTTATTCATGTTCCTCCCTGTATAGCCCTAGCTTGTCTAGGGTGTGGTACAGTTAAGCTATGACAGAAATACCAGTAATGGATTGTGACCAATGTTTAAATCCTTTTTGGGAAGACCAACTAACTGAAGGTCTGTGTCCTAATTGTGGTGAAAACGATTTATCAAGTTTCTTTGAATAAAAAAATTTTTTTTACGCCTGAGGTTCTTGTAAACCATCAGGCAGCTTTCTGCCTTTGATTCTAGGAAAGGATTTAGGTTTGTGAATATTACAATATCTATACTTGTTATATTTAGATATAACTGTATCGCAGGTTTCCTCCAAACAAATTCTTCCACTACTATATGAAGTAGAGGGTTTATGATTTGGATATTTATTTCCTTTTATATAATCACTCATACAAGATATAGTATAGTTAGGAGAACTAAAACTTATGTATAGTTATAAGAAGAAGAAAAAGAAACCTGGAAAGAAAAAAGGTAGAAGATACTAAATGGCTGAATGGCAAGGGATGAAGGTTAAGTTAAATAGTCCTACAGCTATTAGGAAAGGCGAACCAGGATATGGGCGTAAGTCAAAAAAAGTTTTTGTTATGTCTAATGGCAAAGTAAAGAAAGTAATGTTTGGTGACCCAAATATGCCTGTTCGTAAAAGCAATCCTAAAGCAAGAGCTTCGTTTCGTGCTAGGCATAAATGTTCTACTGCAAAAGATAAGACTACTGCTCGTTACTGGGCTTGTAGGGATTGGTAAGGAGATACTATGCCAAAAGGTAAAAAAGGATATTCTGCAAAACAAAAAAAAATTGCAAAGTTAGCAGTTCCAAGAAATAAATTGACTGCTGCTGATTTTAAAAAACTAAGGAAAAAATAATGAAAATAAAAGGTGTAGATGTATCTACTTTAACTAAAAGACAACAACAGACTATGAAAAAACATTCTGTACATCACACAAAAAAACATTTACAGTATATGACTAACTCTATGAAAAGAGGAACATCATTTAGTAAAGCACATAAAAATGCACAAAAGAAAGTAGGTAAGTAATGGCAGGTAGAAGAGTAACTTGGAGATGGGGTAACCAAACACATAGTGGTACACTTATTCCAAGTATGGAAACTAAATCTGCAAGATTTGCTAGAACTAAAAATGGAAAGATAAAAAAACTTCCAAAGAAAACATAATGCCTAGACCTAGGTGTAAAAGAAATGAATATTCTGGTGAGGAATGTCGCAAAGTAGCTGTTAAAGGTGGAAAGTTTTGCAGTACACAATGTAGGCGTAGAGTTAGTTATTTAAAAAGTTTATCTAGTGATAAAAAAGTAGATAAAAGAGGCTCACATGAATCTAAATCTAGAGGAGCTAAATATCCAGATTTTGTTCAATACTATGCTGCAGATATAGAAAACAAAAAGAAAACACATCAACAAGTAGCAGATTTATTAGAAATAGATAGAAGTCAAATTACAAGAATGTATGCTGCTTATTTAGAAGATAAAGAAAATTTTGAAGCACAACAAGACTGGTCTATATCAGAAGATACAGTTGAGTCATTAAAAGATTTTAAAGAGTTTAGAGATAGGTATTTTAAAACTGAAACTGGTGACTTATACGAAACAGCAGAGTTTCATGAAAACTGGATAAACAACATTGTTGATGCTATAGAAAATGGTAAACAACAAATGATACTAAGTCCACCTAGACATGGTAAGACAGACTTGCTTACACACTTTGCTGTGTGGCAGATATGTAAAAATCCAAACATAAGAATTATGTGGGTAGGTGGTAATGAAGATATTGCTAAGAATGCAGTAGGTGCTGTACTTGACCATTTAGAAAACAATGAACAATTAAACGAAGAAATAAATGGACCAGGAGTTAAGTTCCAACCTAAAGTTAGGTCAGGTAAATCTTGGTCATCTGGACAATTTACTATAGGTACTAGAACAGTTACAGGTATTAAATCACCTACTATGGTAGCTGTGGGTAAAGGTGGTAAGATTCTTTCTCGTGACTGTGATTTAATTATTGCTGATGACATTGAGGACCATGGTACAACAATACAACCTAGTGCTAGAGAGCAGACAAGACAATGGTGGACAACTACTTTGTCATCTCGTAAAGAGGAACATACTGCTGTAGTTGTTATAGGTTCTAGACAGCACCCTGAAGATTTATATAATTTTTTATTAGAAAACCCAGAGTTTGAAACAATAGTAGAAGAAGCACATAGTTCAGAGTGTGTATTGCCAGAAACAGATATACTAGAACATCAAGACTGTATGTTATGGGCAAGTAAAAGAACTTTTAAATGGTTAATGTCACAAAAGAATAATGCTGACACTACAGGTGGTAGAGCTATTTACGAAATGGTATATCTAAACAAAGCATTTGTTGAAGGTATTACAATGTTTAACTCAGAAGATATAGACCAATGCAGAGATGTAAATAGAGTAGTAGGACAGATACCAGCAAGTACGCATTTAATTGCAGGACTTGACCCAGCATCTACAGGTTTCCAAGCATGTTTCTTATGGGCAGCCAATCCAGAAACAGGGGAATTGTTTTTAGTAGATATAGAAAACGAACAAGGTGGTGGAATTATACAAGCAAGAAAATCTATAAAGAAATGGCATGATAAATATAATTTATCTCATTGGGTTATAGAAGAGAATGGGTTTCAAAAAGCTATTAGACAAGATACAGAATTAAAAGAATACTGTAGTAGAAATGGTATATACCTTGAAGGTCATCAAACACAGAAAAACAAATATGACCCAATTTATGGTGTTGGTAGTATGCAACAAATGTTTGAGCAAAAGCTAATAAATTTGCCTTATGGTGATACAGAAAGCGAAACTAAGAGTAATATATATCGTAGACAACTAATTTATTTTTCATCTGCTGCTAGTAGAGCTAGTAAGGCAAGAAACTATAAATCAGATGTTGTAATGGCTAGTTGGTTTCCATTAAAAGTTATAAGAAGATTAGGAAAAGAACGATTAGCTGAGGTAGGATTAGATTATGAACCAAGTTTTGGAGAATGGGATATAAGCGATATGAATGAAAGCCCTTGGGGTTAAAGTGAAACCAGAAGAAATACAATACGCTATAACCAATTTACACTTTGATAATCAGAGTGCTTACTCTACTAGAGGTCGTATTCGTGCAATTATGAATGGTGGACCTGATGGTATTCAGGCTTTACTTGGAGATAACCTTAAAGGTTTTCAAGATTGGCAAGTACCTGTACCTAACTTAATGATGTCAGGTTTAGAACACTTATCACAAAAGATAGGTCGTATTCCTAACTTAAAAGTAGATGTACCTAATAGCAAAGATTCAGATAGAGCTAGAAATAAAGCAGATAAGATAGCTCGTATTGTTACAGCTTATGATGACACACAAAAATTAGATTTACAAATGCCACAAGTAGGTAGATGGCTACCTGGTTATGGTTTTGCTGTATGGGTCATTAGAGAAAAAAAAGGACCTGATGGTACGCCATATCCTTGTGCAGAATTAAGAGACCCTTACAACTGTTTCCCTGGTTACTTTGGTGCAGACCAACAACCAAAAGAAATGGCTATAGTTCGTAGAGTTCCTAAAGAAGCTCTAGCAAGAACTTATCCAAAATCTGCAGACAAGATTATGTCTAAAGATGGATATGAAACTAATACATTAGGTATAGGTAATGCTTATGCTTCTGCTTATACAGATTCTTACAATGGTAGTTGGGCTAACTCAAATGGCGAAGGTGACTTAATAGCAGAGTATTACAATTTAGATGGAACTTATATATTCCATATGACTTCTGCAACTATTCTTGACTTCATACCAAATCCACTAGATAGTGGACCTGCATTTGTTATTGCAAAGAAATTTGCTTTTGACAGATTACAAGGACAGTATGACCAAATCATAGGACTTATGGCTTCTATGGCAAAAATTAATGTGATGTCAATAATAGCTATGGAAGATGCAGTATTTACTGAAACTAACATATCAGGAGAGATAGAGTCTGGACAATACAGAAAAGGTAGATTTGCAGTTAATTATCTTGCTCCTGGTACACAAGTTTCTAAACCAGCATCAAATGTTCCATATCAGATATTTCAACAAATAGATAGGATAGAAAGACAACTTCGTGTTGGTGGTTCTTATCCTGTATCTGATGATTCACAGTCACCACTTAGTTTTGCAACAGGTAGAGGATTAGAAGAGTTAGGTGCATCTATGTCACTTATGATTAGAGAGTATCACACAGTTATGGCAGATGCTATAGAAATGATTGATAGCAAAAGATTAGAGTGGGACCAAAAAATGTATGGTGGTAGTTCTAAAGAATTATCAGGTTATTATAACAATCAATTTTTTAGTGAAAAGTATGACCCAGAAAAAGATATTCAGGGTGCATATAAAACTAGAAGAGTATATGGAGCTATGGCTGGATATGATGAGCCACAGAAAATTGTAACAGGGCTGCAATTACTTCAAGCAGGTATTATAGATACACAAACACTACAGGAAAATTTAGATGGGTTAGATAACCTAACAACTGTAAACAATAGAATTACTAAAGAAAAAGCAGACAATATACTTTTTGATACATTATTGGCTCAAGCACAACAAGGAGACCCTAAAGCAACAATGGCTGTAGTGCAAATAAGAAAAAATCCTAATGATATGCAAAATATCTTAGATAAGTTCTTTACAGCAGAAGAACCAGAAATACCAACAGCAGAACAAGAATTGCTTGGAGGAGGAGCCTTACCACCACAAGGACCTCCACCAGGCATAGCACAATTATTACAAGGATTAGGTGGATAATGAAATTTAACAAAGAATTTGCAGATATAGTACATAACTCACTTTTTGAAGTAGATGAACTTGGAGATGATATATTGCTAGAAGAAGAAGTATTACAACCAAGAATGTTTAGAGACCAAATGCCTCCACTTGCTTTTCCTTTTGGTTATATGATTATTAGTTCTACATTTATGT